AGGATTGGCTTTAGTCACACCAGTGATAGCTTTTGCTGTTAGCGGCTCTCCAAGGAACACGCCCTCAAGCCGCCAATCATTGTGATCGTAGCGCGAGAGAGTGCGAGAATGATAGCTTGGATGCACAATATACATAACGTCCGCAGACTGAGCAAAACGAATGTTGTGCAGATCCGCAGTCAAATAGGGCGTAGCAATTTCATAGATACGATCGACGCTAATATTTGCATCAAATGCAGTATAATCGGTTGTGTCGATGTCGTTTCCAAAGAGATCTGTTAGCGTAAATGTATTTGCGGTAGCATTTGCCACGCGATAATTGCGTTCCTTCATCTCGGTCATTGCCGATCCATCGTTGTATAGATAGACCTCATCGCCGTCGCTTAGACCGTGGGCTGTACTTGTCAGAACCCCTGGGTTTGCCAGAGTAATTGCCGTTACCGTCTTTTCGCTTGCCTCAAGAACTTGCAAGCCATTGCGGAACACCCGCATGTATTGGTTCCCAAACTCTAAAGCATAAGTGTCAGATGTCTTAAACTCAAACGGGATAAGCCTGGTTTCGGCAGAACTATCCTTAACTTCGCCAAGATACTCTGTACCAGGACGACGTGTTACACCGCCATGGGGCTGCACGATCATGTTGGTTAGCTCTGATAGACCTTCCCGATATTTATCAAGAGAAACACGGCCCTCAAGCCGTGGCGAGATCTCACCAGCTGTGAATGTACTTAGAGCGGGAGCGGATCGAGCCATTAGAACCTCGCTTCAATGAAATCGCTTGCTTCAAGCTTTTGCGGCGCACCTTCTGTACCATCAACAAACCGCGCTTCTTTTAGCTTTTCTTCATACAGCGAAGCCGTAACCTGGATCATCGATGTCGAGCCAGTAAGGGCATAACATACTTCCATGGCTAATCTTGCGGACAAAGCTTCGATAAGGCTTGCGTCATACTCTTGCGGATCTGTCACGCGGGCGATGTACTTGATCTTTGCCGTGCCTTCATCAGTTAAAAGCTTACGGCCCTCAATTACAAACACGGGTCCGCCTGTATTGCTGCTCATGTTGTCTTGAGGATAAGACATAGAACCATTGCTAAACTCTAGTACGCGCAAGCAGTAAGGATCTGTAGGCAGAGCATATTGATAAGTATATCCGAATGTCGGGGTGTCAGTTTCCTGAGCTAATTCAACACGGCGGATCAAACAATTCCAAGGATGTGATCTAAACACCGTATCGCGCACAGCATTGTATCGCTGGTTAATAATCCGCGCGGGCTTACTATTCTCATCCAAAGCCGTGATGTTGGACGCGCCTAATGTATTTAACGCATAGTTTGCAATATCAACTGTAGATGTCATTTCCGCGTCTCCATGAGAAAGAAGGGGGCGGTTTCCCGCCCCGATCTATTTAGTCTACGACGTACTTGATCGTGACTTCGATCGTACCTGTGCCAGCTGCACCGCCCATTGTGGCAGTAACAGGCATACCGTCGGCATCTGCATCTACCTCTGAGCCTGAGCCCAAAGCTAGTGTTGCAAGAATGTCAACTTTTTGCGCAGATGTTGAAGCCGCTGCCGCTTTGTACGCTGCCGCTGATGCAGATACCGCAGTACCCGCAGCAGTGTTGTGAGCGCCATAGCCAACAGACAACGTTGTGGACGCGCCCAGGGCGTCATGCGCCAAAGAGCCTTCCAACAAACGTGCGCCGTCTGGCAATACGAAAAGCTCGATAACGTCACCAGACGCTAGTGAAGACGCTTCGTATGTGCCATGAGCCACGCGGATACGACCGCCAAGCTCGTTTGCTTTGTTCATCACGGCTGGTGTAGCGCGTGAGTTAGTGCGTTGTGCTGAATATACAGTTGCCATTGTTCAGATCTCCTTATGATTCGACGCAAAGGATTTCAACGACTTTGGCTTCTTCCATGCGTGTCGCACCCATAGTCTGTGAGTAATAGACCTGAGTTGCATAGGATTTGTCAGCACGTTCATCAATGCGAGCGTTGGGCTCTTTGCCCATTGCCACTTTGATGCCGTCCTGAGCCCATGCGAAAACACGGCGATCGGAAGAACCATCAACACCCAAACGGTTTGTTACGATGAAGTTAAAGCCAACAAAGCTGTTGATTTCACCCATCGCCAAAGCTTTTACGGTGTTGTAGTCGCTAGATGTCACTGTTGTGTTGTTCAACAAGTCAGAGACTTGCTTCGGAGACACAGCAATGTAACGAGGGATCGATGGGTCAACGTTGCCGCTGTCCAGGATCTCTTTTGCTTCAATCAACTTAGCCAATGTCAAACCGCCAGATGCAGCTGCGATCTGTTGGTTGGCAGTGTCAAACGCTGTCGCTGTTGAGCCGTCTTTGCCTGTGTATGCTGTACCTAGAGCGGCAGAGATGATAACGTCATCCATTGCACGACCCATAGCGGCAGCAGCTGCACGGCTATATGTTGATGTCGGATCTACCAACAAACGCACTTTGTCTTGATCGTCAATCAAGTCTGCGTATTCGTAGTCAGACATTGTTACCATACGGCGTGAGTGTGGTGTATCAACCAACGGTGTATCCGCATGACGTGAAGTGCGTAGAACAGCTGCCGCTGAACCTACTTGATCGAAGAATGCTTTCTCGCCATTCACGCTTTCAACATCTACCGCATTGCGCAGCAGAGAACCCATTTGCTGTGATAGCATCTGGATATTTGCTGAAAACTGATTGACAAAAGCTGTAGTAATTTGAGTAGACATTTCGTCGTCTCCTGACTTTTGTTACAGTTTAATGTTACTGCGCTAGGTTATCCCTTGCGGGGCCGTGCTATTGCTTAGGGCAACTACTCCACCTTCCAGGTCTTTCGCGGGGCTAATGCTTGTCCGCTATAGATACTCTCTGAGCCTGAGAACTTCTGCTATATAGTTGTCATGCTCTGAGTGCATCTTATCCCAATATGGGGTGCTAGTGCTAGTCAATTCTGAAATCTTTCTTTGCGCCTCTTGTGGCGTCATCACCATTTCAGTTGGTTCACCGACTAACTTGTCTTCCCCTATCTGCTCCCCAAGAGAAGCAAACATCTTAATAATCTCAGGGTGATCGCCCAACATGCGGCCGTCTGAAAGTTCGATATTGTCAAACAATTCAGTCCCACCCAAGAATGTTCTTGCCGCGCTTTGAGCCAGGGCAAGCTTTTGATCGAACGCCTTTCCATACTCACGCTGTAATTGCTGGATGCCCTCTTCACGAACGCGCTCCATCTCCAAGGCATAGTTGTCTTTAGAGCTTGTCGCCTGGTCGCTATAGAACCGCGCAAGCTCATTTGCCTGGGCATTTGTCAAACCAGCCTCAAACGCGCGCTGCTTAAACGTTTCAAGCGCACCGTCTTCAAACGCAAGGTCGCCTTGAAGCTCATAATTCTTTGCGTCGTCTGGCGCGCCAAGTTTGCGATAAACCGCCCGCCATTCATCTGGCGTGGCATGTTTGCCAGGCAACGGTATTTTATCAGCGCCGATCATGCGCTGGGCGTGAACGTAGCTTTTCGCTAACGTTGCGGCATCAGGGAAATTGCGCAAACTTGGATTACTGCGCAAATCTTCTGGTAAGCTGTCTAAAAAGCTAACTGGTGCAGCCGCAGCTGCCGCGACTTCTTGAGATCCAGTATCTTGGATTGCCTCTTCGCTCATTGGGGTTCCTTCCCTTCGGACAACATTCTAACGATCAGCAGCACAGCTGCGCGTTGTCCTTCATTAAATGCAGTTTCATAAGGATCGCTAGAAAATGTGGTTGCCTCAAAGCCAAACCTGGTTTTGAGATCACTTAGCACTTTGTCGCCGTCATCCGTGTTAAACGTGCGACGATACGCTAGTTTTAATTCTTCTATACGCTTGTTCATATCAGACCAGCCTCACTTGCTGCCTTAACCGCTGGAGCAGCCTGGCCAGCATTTGCCGCATTCTCAGCCTGGATCTGACGCGCCTGTGCCTCAGCTTCTGCCTCAGCTTGCTCTCGACGCATACGCGCTACCTCGGCATCGCTCTTGATAATACGCGCGGGCATACCAGTGACTTCAACCAAATACTGCACAAGCTTATCATCATCGAGATAATCCATAACAGGCGCAACCTGGCTAACCTGCATCATAATCTCAAAGCCGCGCAGCATAGATTGCAGATCTGTAAGCTTTTGCGCCTTCGCCAACGGTGAAACATACTCAATATCGATGTCCTGGCCCTGCAATTCTTCTGGGGCAGGGGGCAGCAATCCACTACGAAGAAGCAATGCAAACGACCGAGAAATAAGTGGTTGAAGCAATTCAGCCTGTAAACGTCCCAGAACTGGCCCCAAAAGACGCATTTTCTCTTCGTTACGCTGCAATACCTCTGTCGCCGTCATTGTCTGCGTTTGACCAACCAATAGCTGATCGACATAAAAAGCTTGGCGGATTGCATTCCGACGCTGTTCCTCCATATTCAGACCGAGCGGATTGTTCGCGCCAATCTGGAGCGGCTCTAAACGATCGCGCGTACCAGATCTGTAAAAATTCAAAGAGCCTGGCGTTGTGCGGATAGGCAAAACAAAGCCATCATCAGGAACCATAAGAGGTGGATCGATCTGCTTCTGCGCCGCTCTAATCGTCGTTTCCGACATTTTGTTAAGCATTTTTACATCAGGCAGCGCCGTCATTGCTGGGGAGCGCCCATAATTACTTACGCTATCCTTGACAAAGCGAGGGACCATAAACGGGAACTCATCGAAACCGCCCTCAGACAAAAGCCCCAAGCCATCGCACATGTAGTACACAGAAGCAATCGGCTTATCTTTTGCCAGCTTTCCGTTGCTATCACCGCGAGGATAAACCGCATGAATAATCTCATGTTCCTTGTACGGATCATTCTCTATGTCTTTCTCAATTTGCGCAGGTAATTTCGCATTCGGGAACTGCATAGAAATCGCACGGGCCGTTAGCTTAAACTTGCGATACACAGTATCAACACGGCCGCTTGCATCTTCACTGATGCAGATCTCGGCAATGTGACGACACGCAAACCGCAAGCCATCCATCATAGGCTCAACGTAGAAAGACCCAGTGCCGAAAACAACCAGGTCATAATACAACTCATGGATCTCTTGCTGGAAGTTAGAGCGATTAAAATGCTGATACATCTGATCCAGGCAAGCTTCTAACCATTCATTTGCCGCATCATTACGCTGCAATCGTTGATCTCGATACCGCAAAGAAAACCAAGGTGTGCTTGGGGATGTCAACATCCCATGCAAAGAAGACGCCAGCAATTCTACCGCGTGGATAGCCGTCCCATCATAAATAAGATCCGTGCGCTTATCGCCTTGGGTGCGCTTCTTAACAATATCAGCCTTACGCGGCAGCATATAATCCGCCAACTCTTGCCAATGCTTTTCCCAATTTGAACGCTGAGACTGCAAAGTGCGGTAACGTTTATCTAAACGAGAAACTAAAGGATCTATTTGTGCCATCACTTCTTCCCAAAACTGTTCATCAAACTAGGCTTTTTCATCGCCAAGCCCTCAACAGAGCCGCCCATTGTGCGCCCCGCCATCTTCTGATTAAGCCGCTCTAGCGGATCAACCGTCGCCACACCGCCAAATGCGGCAGGTTGCATCGCATCCCGCCCCATTAAACCAGCGATATTCTTTGGATCTTTACCATTCATCAACATGGCTTACCCCGCTAACAACGAACGCCTGGTCCGCAAACGCCGATCTTTCGTCTCATCCGCAGATGTCAATAATCCGCCAGGCTCTGTTAAAATCGTACTACGCCGACCTCTCGTATAACTCTCAATCGCAGTATCCTCGGCTGGACCGATCGACTTGGCCGCTTCTTTCTCTTTAGTGCCGCCAGTCGCCGTACCACTCGCCACTGTTTGCACAGCCTGGGGAACGGAAGACAAAACACTTGTCTTTGTAGAAACCTTGGCCGCCTCTTCTGCCGCCGCTTTCGCCGCAGCATCTGCTTGAGCTTTCGCCGCAGCTTCAGCCGCACTTTCACGCTTGTAAGTCTCCAATGCGTCCTGGATTGCCTTATCAACGTCCTCTTGCGTTAACGAAGTCTGCTCCGCAATCTCTGTCTCCTTCGTAAAGCTTTCACTTGTTTGCGTAACATCTCCAATCTGTTCGCCGCCAAATGCAGCCGCAGCCGTCTCCGCAACATCACTTAGCGCCTCCTCCGCAGCCTGAGCTTCTTCGCTATCCCCAAGATCAACCTCTTTAAGCTCCTCTACAACATTTTTCTCTACGACCTCATCTGCACCTTCTGCACGGCCAATCTCCGTATCAACGACAGCACCGTCATTTTCAGTAGCAGCCGCCTCTTCTACCTCTTCTTTAGGCGCGTCCAACGTACTTTTGTAAGCCGCCAAATTGTTGACTAGCTGCTGGATACGACCGCCCTCGTCGTCATACTTAACCAAGCCAGTAAGCTTAACAGACGTGCCATCCGCAAACTCCAGGCTGTAGTTTTTTCTATTTCCCGTTACCTTCCAGCTAGACGTGTCGGGGATGTCAGCAGTCGTCTCGGCTTTCTTAAACAGGTCTTTAACTTCACCCGCCCAATTCGTACCCCTAACGTCGTACTTTGCCAGATCTGTGTTAATTAAGCTTGTCGCCATATCCTATCTCCTAAGCCGCAAATGGATCATAGTCCATAACCGCTTGCACTTGAGGCGCTTGCATCCGAACGCCAGTTTCTCTCAATCCTACCGCAAAATACCTAAAAGCATCAGCCGCATGAGAAGACCAATCATGCACTGGCGTCGCCCGAAAATTTCGCGTCCTTTCGTTGTATGCCCTATGATATTGACGTAGAGCGTCTAAGCCTACCTTACACTTTTCTCGGTCAAACCACAAACGCGGAATTAACATCTGAGCCGCATGGATCCCATCCTCAATCGGCAACTTAGGCACAACCCTGAAATTCAAACCCAAATCCCAGGCAACCTCACGCCGACTTTTTCCAGATCCCAACTCCCGCACCTCAATATCATGCGGCGCGTTGTGGTCCCCATACAAGTAACCCTTAGAACTAAGAACCTTACAATAATGCGGCAAACCCTCGCCCCTGGCTTCATAGAAATCGATCACATGCACAGCACGACCAACCGTCTGCGTAAAAAATATCGCCGTGCTATCCCCAACGCCAAGATCCCACCAAGTATCAACCCGAACACTCGGATCATACGGAACATTCGTTATCCGACCCTCAGCCTGTGCCGCCTCTAACTCTTTACCGTAAACAGCACCAGCAACGTTCGCAGTCCAACTACACTCAAACTCTTGTGCATACTGATCCGCAGACATTACCGCCCGCGCCGCATCCAATTCCTCATCATCCAGAATACCAGTCTCACTCGCCCGATATACAGCCGCTAACCAATCAGAATTACTCGCCGCTTCCTCATACTTATCATAGAACGCATTGTGCCCCTTCGGTGTCCCAACGAAAACACACCAACCCTTCCTATCAGACAACGCTGGGCGAATGACCTCTGGGAACACGTTCTCAGGCATGTCCGCAACCTCATCCATCACACAACCGTCCAAATAAATACCACGCAAACTGTCTGGATTTTCCGCACCTAACAAACTAATCCGCGCACCATTCGGCAAATCACACCGCAATTCCGTTTCATGGAACTTCACATTCGGGATCTTACCAGCAAACTGCTTAATATAATCCCACGCCACATTCTTCGCCTGGCGATACGTCGGAGCCATATATGCAAACCTGGGGTTGCTCCTAGCACACATCAACGCATCCCTGAGAATATGATTGATTGCCCATACCGTCTTGCCAAACCGACGGTGACACACAACAACGCCCCACCGCTTTACAGACATCTCGTTATGCAGCTGCAACTGCAAAGATCGCGGCTCATACGGTATTTCTATATGCGTCAATGCCTCTGCTCCTGTACAAAGTTAAGCAAGCCCATGTCCGTCAACATCCGCTCGTAAACATCAATCAGCAATACAGCGCTCTCATACTGCTTAGACGCGCTAGGAGCCTCCGTGACGAGCCTACGCAACTCGTTGATGTGGGCTATAAGGGCAAGGCTTTGTGTGTTCATGGCGGGCCTGTGTGTGAGTGTGGGTTACATCTATTCAGGTATATTATGGCCAAAGGATCGGCGGGCGGTTTTTCGGGGGGTGGGGGTCGGCGGATCGGCCAAAATTCGCATAATGTGAATTATGTTAAATAATGGCCATTGATTTCATTACACTTTCTCCTTTTGGGCGAGTAAGCCCCTTAAATCTGCATTAATTTGGCCCCTCGCGCGCGTACCTCGGACGCTCAGGATGTATTGTCGAACGTTCATCAGTGCCGAACCACCTCGTCTTCGTCCTCTATCGCGGACACTGCAACATCGCCACCTGCCCATGATATTGTGAATGCTTGAGCTTGCGGCTGGTCCTCTTTCTTATCGCGGATCCCGAACGGCTGATTGCGTGCTGCGGTCCACTTGAGCGTTTCGATCTCTAACCTACGTCGCTGCACCTCTGCATTGAGCATACGCGGATCCTTGACCTCTGGAAGCTCTGCCATTGCGAGAGCATTAAGATGGTCTGCATAGTATTCGGCTTGGAGTATGCGTCCTTTGCGGTACATCTCCCACATTTCGTCACTGCCTTGTACGGCGCGAGTAACGGCGCGATACGTTGGCATATTGTCGTCTTTGGTAATATCGACCAGGGTTTCACCGCCAGCCAAGCGATCGCAGATCTGTTCCATGATAGCCTTTGTTACGGTTCTACTAGCCATGTTGTTTCCTTGTAGAAGAGCCTGACCCGAAGGCCAGGCAGTTGAGGCAGAGCCGCTAGACTGGGAATACAGGCAAACGAGTAGATCTAGCGACTTGCACTAAATGTAGCGGTTTGAGCTTGGTTCTGCAATAAATAACTTTTTTTTTCAAATAGGGCTTGACAGCATCTGTCAAAGCATATAAGTATCGAAGTGTGGTTGAGTTTTGCTCCCACGTTTTCCCTAGACAATCGGAGATGCCATGTTTGGCTTTATGATGTTTGCCTTTGCGTTTGCGGCTTGTGTTGCGTTTCTTCGCCAGCCTGGTCGTCAAATGTCTTTTGCGGTTAGCCCCGCGCAATTACGGATCGACGCTGAGTATGCGGTTCGTGCTAACAATATGGAGGACTACTAATGAAACGGAACTATCGGAATGCTTTTAATGCTTTAGAGAAAATCGGTGCGCCTTTAATCGATCACGGCGGCGATGAGTTTTACATCAGCGCTGAGAATAACGTCAATGAGATCTGGGCTGACTACTACATGATGGGTTATCCCGCTTGCAGCATGTTGGATGACTTCGGCGTTAATCACAAGATCAATGCGATTTTAGGCA